ACAGAAGCAGGTCAGAGTGCTGCCATAGAAGGTGGTCTACTTCTTATGGGTGGTGTTGCAGGTAAATACGGAGCCAAAGGTATCAAGGCTCTAGCTGACAAAGTAAAACAGTACGAGATAAATCCTACAGCAATGTCAGCATTTGGTGCAGGAGCTATCAGAAAGAAACAACGTTTTACACTAGATGATTTTGGGTACAAAGAAGACAATCCAGTAACTAAAGGTTTTGGAGGTTCAGAGGATTGGCTTTCTGGAAAAATAAAAGAAGCTAATAAATCAAAGAATCTTCTTGATGGAGCAACTACAGCTTTCTTAGGAACTAGTAAAGATAAACCTCTTTTTTTAGATACTGATGTTATCTCTTCTTTAAAAGGAGCTAGAGGTGAGGTTAGAAAAAAAGGAGAACCTCAATATGACAGACTTAAAAAAACTGTAGATAAAGAAGGTTTTGATCCTAATAAAACTATTCTGATAGAGGTAAACCATAAAGGTGAAGCTTACATAATAGAAGGAAACACTAGAGCAACATTAGCAAAAGAGTTAGGTGTTCCAAATATTAAAGCTGAAATCAGATATAAGAATGGGGCAGAGTTAGTAGACAGTCCTTTTTCTCCACAGAATATTATAGAAAAATCTTCTAAGATTAGTTACCCAGAAGCCCTAGCTACTAGTAAAAAACTTAATGAAGAAATGATTTCTGTTTTTCCTAAACCAGAAAGAATGTTTCCAGAAGAATCAAGACCTAAAGGTGGTGATTATTTAAACCCTGCCACAGGAGAAGTTTTATCAGGCAGGAATGTATCAAGTGCTAAACTTAGTATTTCACCAGAGGGTAAACCATCTTTTAAAGTATCTAATGACAACGTGGAAGAAGTAGGATCTGTAGGTAAAGGAAAGACACAAATAAAAACTAACTTGTTTAAAAAGAAAGCAGGTTGGAAGTGGACTAAAGCACCTGAAGGAATGGAAGATATTGCAACTCTCATTTCTGTAGAAAACAGGGGTAAACATTTTTACACAATAGAAACAGATTTTTCTAAAGGTGTTAATCTTAAAAAATATCCTAACTCAAAAACAGAACCAAGACTTAGACCTACTGTAGTTGGTGAGATTGAGATTGGTCCTCAGATTGGAAACATTTCTGTTCGTGGTAAAGAGCATCCAGTCTATCAAAGTATTAGAACATTTAACAAGGGCGGTGCAGTAATGGACGATCAAATGAAGATGGCATTCATGGATGAGGGTGGAATAGCAGATGATGGTATGGACGTAGATCCAGTATCAGGAAACGAAGTACCACCTGGCTCTCTCGCAGAGGAAGTACGAGATGATATTCCTGCACAACTCTCTGAGGGTGAGTATGTTGTTCCTGCTGATGTTGTCAGATACTACGGTGTCAAGTTCTTTGAAGATCTAAGAGATCAAGCTAAGATGGGTTTAGCTGAAATGGAAGCCAATGGACGTATAGGTGGAGAGCCTGTTCCTGCAGGTGGTCCTAAGAACGAAAGTCTTACATCAGAAGAACAGCAAGCAGTAGAAGCTATGATGGGTATGGAGCAGGGTGGTGCTGTACAGAACCCTTATCTACAACAACAGCAACTATATAACCAAGAGCCATCAAAAGCCGTAGGCAACACAATGGGTTATTCTGGAGGTGGTAGCTCTGCTCCTGTAAATCAATTACAGACTCAAGCTATTACACCTACTGTTTACAACCAACCTAACTACTCATTCTTATCCCCTTCAACGACTACTCAAACATCTCAGACAACAGAGCAAGCAATAAACCAAGCTACTCAAAATGCTTTTACTCCAGTGATGATGAGATCTCCAGAAGGTGTTGAGGCAGAAGCTAAGACAAGAGAACAGATGAAGAAGTGGTTAGCTGCAGGTTGGACTATCCTAACTGGCGCACAAACTACAACTACCACAACTGAAGAAACAACAACAACTCCTACTGATACGACTATCACACCTACTACACCTACCAGAACTGGAGGTGGTGGTACTAACATTACTGTAGGTAACAAGTCTGGAACTGGTGGTTTTGGTTTTGGTTTTAAAAACTGGGGTGAAAAAGTAGACTGGAGTAACCCAGATTCTATTAAAACTTTTGTAGAAAATTCTACGCAGGGTTTGCTTGATCCTGGTACTGGTAAAAAAATTACTGAAGTTGGTTTCGGAATCGCAGGTCCAGTAGGAGGAGCGTTAGGTGCTGCAGCAAGTACTGTTCCTTCTCTAGGTTCTTTATCTGATCTAAGGGCTTCAAGATTTATTCTTCAAGCACAGGGTATGGAAACAGACTTTGTTGACGCTCAAATTAAAAAGATAACTGACAACGCTTCAGGTTTTACAAACTTCATAGATAACGTATTTAAAGAAGTAGCAGATGGAGATGCAAAAGCTAGAGCAGCCCTTGATCGTCTTCGTCTTGAGTATACAAGAGATGAAAAGACTGGTGATCCTATCTTTAGTGACGAACAAAAAATAGCAAACAGAGCTAAACTTAAAAAACCTGCTACTGGTGGTGATGCAGCTCCAGGTCCATCAGGTGGACGTGGAACTATTTATGAAAAACCAGGTGATAGAGAAGCTGCAATAAAACCTGTAGGTAGTGGACGTGGAACTATTTATGAAAAACCAGGTGATAGACAAGAAGCTGCAAGAAAAGCTGCTGCAGAAAGAAGAAAGAAAAAAGATAAAAAATTCTTTTCATCTCAGAGTGGTAAAAAATCTATAACTTCTGCAGAAAAGAAAAAACTTGATACAAGAAAAAGTAAAGCCACTAAAGGCTACAAGGGAGGTAGAGCTGAAGGTGGACTAATGAATAAAAAAGGCAACAAGTAAACAATAACTATAAGGCTACCCAGGAATGGTTCCTGGCCCCAACATAAAGGAGAACTTTAAATGCCTGAACTAACTGAAATGGAAAGACCGAAGACTGCAGGTTTTGTAGATCGTGGGTACAACCATACTAAAAAACAAAAACAGATGGAAGCTGAAGAAGCTGAGATTGCTAAACTAGAGGCAAAGGCTCGTGGTGAAGAAGTTACTGAAAGTGAATCCAGTGGCGAAGATACTGATGACACCGAAGTACAAGCCACAGACGATTCCAAACAAGAAGAAACCAAAGAGGAAACCGAAGCACAGGAAGACGATAGTAGCTTAAGTGCCGAAGAGAAATCTTTTAAGAAACGTTATGGCGATTTGCGTAGGCATATGTCAGACAAGGAAAAAGAGTGGAACGAAAGATTTGAAGCTCTAGAAGCTAAAAGTAAACGTGAGGGTATTGTTCCCCCTAAGTCTGATGAAGACATAGAAAAGTGGGCAAGTGAGTATCCAGATGTTGCAGGTATTGTTGAAACTATTGCTGCTAAGAAAGCACAGGAGATGTTCAACAAAGCTGAATCACGGTTACAAGAACTAGATGACGCTCACTCTGAAGCTCAAAGAGTAAAAGCAGAAAACATTATTCGTAGGTCTCACGAAGACTTTGACGAATTAAGACAAGCAGATCAGTTCCATGATTGGGCTGATGCACAACCTAAATGGGTTAAGGATGCACTCTATGAAAATATGGATGATCCTGCATCAGTTGTACGTGTAATTGATTTATATAAGATAGACAACGGTATGACTATATCAGCTAAGAAACAGTCTAAGAAGGCTGCAGCGTCTACTGTTGCTAAAGGTTCTCGAACTTCTATTGATGAAAAAGGTGTACAAGGCACTATTAAAGAGTCTGATGTATCTAGAATGTCATCTAAAGAGTTTGAAGAAAAGCAGGATCAAATAAACGAAGCGATGCGTAATGGCAAGTTTGTTTATGATATAACTGGTTCTGCAAGATAAATGGTTGACATATATTAAGTCAAGCATATAACTACCAGTATCTGACTTGAAGCCTCCGTAAGGACTACCTTCAAAGATACTTTTCTCTAAAGTCTAAACTACAAAGAACTACCTGTTTAAGTATAGGCCCAGTGGTATTCTGTTGCGCAACCGAATGCTTTCTGCACCCTAGAAAACATACAGCCTCTTTCAGGTGTTTAAGCTTTATTCTCAAAGCCAAATATCATGGAGGATTTAATCATGGCTTTTTCAACAGCAGGAGGATACGGTAACTTACCAAACGGTAACTTTTCCAGTATCATATACTCCAAAAAAGTACAGCTTGCTTTTCGCAAGGCAACTGTGTGCGGTGACATCACCAACTCTGATTATTTCGGAGAGATCAGCGCACAAGGAGATACGGTGAAAATTATCAAGGAACCTGAGATTTCTGTGTCGTCCTATGCTAGAGGTACGAACATCACAGCACAGGATCTTGATGATGAAGACTTTTCTCTAGTCGTAGATAAAGCGAACTACTATGCTTTTAAGATTGACGATATAGAGGAAGCGCACTCACACGTAAACTTTATGCAACTTGCAACAGATCGTGCAGCATACCGTTTAGCTGATCAGCATGACCAAGAAGTTCTTGGCTATCTATCAGGTTTTAAACAGTCTGCTTTACATACTGACGCTGACACAGTTAATGACCAGACAAATGGTTCAAAAGCTGTATCAACAGCAGGTTCAGACGAGTTGTTATCTTCAATGAAACTTATCAAGTCTTCATTTGGTAACATTACTGGCTCTCCAGGAGATCATTCAATTCCTGTAGCAGCACGTTTACCAGGTGCAACAGCACTACCAACAGCAACTGTTTCTCCTGCGATGATTATATCACGCATGAAGCGTTTGTTGGATCAACAACAAGTTGACTCACAAGGTAGATGGCTCGTAGTTGACCCAGTATTCATGGAAATATTAGCAGACGAGGATTCTCGATTCTTAAATGCTGATTACGGTGAATCAGGTGCTCTACGTAACGGTCTAGTACTGAACAACATGCATGGCTTCAGACTCTATACTTCCTCAAACCTTCCTTCAGTAGGTACAGGTTCAGGAACTACAGGCTCTGCAAACCAAAACACTAACTATGGTGTTATTGTTGCAGGTCATGATTCTGCAGTCGCAACAGCGGAGCAGATCAGCAAGACTGAAACTTACCGTGATCCTGACAGCTTTGCTGACATTGTTCGTGGTATGCATCTATACGGCAGAAAGATTCTTCGTCCAGAAGCAATCGTAACTGCTAAATACAACGCAGCGTAAGGGAGAAATAAATTATGGCATTAGGTGATAATACACTTCAAGCTGCAAGGGGAGCCAATGCTACCCCAGGCAGAAGCCCCTACATGGTTCAAACTGTTTTGAATTTAGCAACTGCTTTGTCTGACAAAGGTAGCGCACTAGCTGCTTCTGATGTCATTCCAGTGATTGCTGTCAAAAAAGGAACTATGATCATTAATGCAGGTATCGAAGTTGATACTCAGTCTGATGGTTCTACATTAACTTTAGATCTAGGAACAGGGGCTGATGCCGATTGTTTTGTAGATGCATTTGATGGAACATCTGCAGCAGGAGTTGTTGCTCAAAATGCAGCAGCATATCAACCATTGATGACTACTGCGGATGACAACATTGACCTAACAATTGCTACACTATCTGGTGGTGCAGTTGCTACAGGTAAGTTGCGCATCTGGGCAGTTATGATGGACTGTACAGATCGGGGTAATGACGGTACTGCTCAAGAAGTAGATCGTGATACACTTGCATAACTAATTTAAGGGGGCAGGGAAACTTGCCCCCTTTAAGTTTATCTAAGGGATTTTTTCATGGCAACTTATGTAGTCTTAACAAATCAACTGCTAACACGTTTAAACGAAGTCACACTAGACACTGCAGGTGATGGTTTTACAACTGTACGTAACGTTCAGGCTTTAGCTAAAGATGCTATTAATAACTCCATTAGAAATATAATACAAACAGGACAAGAGTTTCCATTCTTAAAAACAACTAATACACAAACACTATCAGCAGGAACAAGGCAGTATTCTTTTCCTGATGATTATTCTAGTGCAGACTGGGAAACTTTTTATATTAAGAAGTTAACGTCTGTTGATAATACACCAATGCACTTACCTTCAATTACGTATGATGAGTACATTCAAAAGTACAGACACTTTGATGATACAGGAGATGCAACAGGCATATCTTCACCAACTCTAATATATCAGACTAATGAAGAAAAGTTTGGATTGACACCAATACCTGATAACTCCTACGAAATAGAATATGTTTATTGGAAGTTTCCTTCTGATTTATCAGCCTTCAATGATACGTCTGTTATACCAGATAGGTTTAATCACGTAGTTATTGATGGCGCTATGATGTACATGATGAGGTTTAGGTCTAATGAGCAGAGTGCTGCAATGCACCAACAAAACTTTGAAGACGGTATTAAAGCTATGAGAAGAGTTCTTGTAGATGAACAGCTAAGAGTGAGATCAACAGTTGTTGATAGGATCAACTCTTCTAATCAAGTACTAGGTAGAGTATTTTAATGCCAGATAATCTAGCCTCGTTTAAAGTTTTCTGTCAGGGAGGACTAAATACTAGTAGGGATGTGTTATCTCAGGGTGAGACACAGCCTGGGTCTGCTACTGCGCTTATTAACTACGAACCTGCTGTTACTGGTGGTTACAGAAAGATAAGTGGGTTTGCTAATAACTACGGCACAGTTACAGGAACAGGAAGTGTCCTTGGTGTTTGTGTAGCAGACGGTATAAACGATGGCATACTAGCTTGTAGAAAACCATCATCAGGTAACAACTACTTACATAAATGGAATAACTCTAGTTCAGCTTGGGATGCTGTAACGACTGCAGGTTCACCTACAATGGTAGGAGTAACCAAAGTTAGATTCTCTAGACTTAACTTTGCTACACCAAAGGTAGTTTTAACAGATGGTATAAATCCTGCAGCTACTTATGATGGAACAACTTACACACAGATTACACATAATGATGCTCCTACTGACCCAAAGTTTTCTGCAATATTTCAAAATCATTTATTCTTAGCAGGTGATCCTGCACACCCAACTAAACTCTTTTTTAGTGCTCCACTAGCAGAAACAAATTTTGCTGCTAATGATGGTGCAGGAGTAATAAATGTAGGTTTTCCTATAGTTGCTATCAAATCATTTAGAAACGAACTGTTTATATTTGGTGCAACTAACATTAAAAAATTAGGTGGTACTGCATTAGCTAACTTTACACTACAGACTGTTACAGATGACCTTGGGTGTTTAGCTACAGATAGTGTTATAGAAATTGGTGGTGACTTATTATTCTTATCACAAGATGGTCTACGTCCTATTTCTGGTACAGATAAGATAGGAGATGTTAATCTCGAAACAATATCAAAAGACATTCAGTCTATTTTTACAGACATTATTTTTGATATTGACCTTGAGGGTTTAAATGCAGTAGTAATTAGACAGAAAACACAGTTTAGATATTTCTTTGCAGGAGCAGATTCTCAAGGTATTATAGGCGGTTTTAGACAAACACCTAACGGTCTGCAGTTTGAATACAGTCAGATGTTAGGTATTACAGCTACTTGTGCAGACAGCGGTTACATAGGACAAAACGAAATTGTTATACACGGTACTTCAACAGGTAAAGTACAACAACAAGAACAAGGTAATAGTTTTGGTGGAGATCCAATATTTAGTATATTTCAAACTCCTTTCTTCCATATGCAAGACCCAGAACAACGTAAAGTATTTTACACTGTAGCTACATACTTACGTTCTGAAGGAGACAACTCAATAGTGATGTCAGCAGTATACGACTATGAGGACGTAGATACTTTAAATCCTACTAACTTTAATTTATCTACAATAGGAGCAGCAGCTTTCTTTAACGAAGCAACATATAACAGCACTGCAATATTTGATGGGAATCCATCCCCAGTTCAGAGAACTAATATTTCAGGATCAGGTAAATCCGCATCTTTAAAATTCGTAACTAATGACACAAGTGCATCACATAGTATACAAGGTTTAGTGATTACATTTGGGGTAGGAGATAGGTTATAAAATGGCAGGTTATTCAAGACAATCAGCAGCCGATATTATCGCTAATGCGATTATTAAAGCTGCACCAGTAAACGCAGAGTACAATGCTCTACGAGATGCTTTTGCTTTAGCTACTGGACACAAGCATGACGGTAGTTCTACTGAAGGTGGTTACGTACCTCTGATAGCTGACAGTGATGCACTAAACAAAGTTGTTATAGATACTAGTAACAACCGTATAGGCTTCTTTAGTGAAGTGGGTGGAGCAGCAGTAGAGCAGATACGTATTCAAGATGGTGCTATAATTCCTGTAACTGATGATGATATTGATCTTGGTACATCAGCACTTAAGTTTAAAGATTTGTACATTGATGGTATTGGTTATTTTGACTCTGTAGACATAGATGGGGGATCAATAGATGGAGCATCAATAGGTGGATCTTCTGCAGCAGCAGGTAGCTTTACTACAATAGGTGCATCAGGAGCAG